AGAAAAAATTAGACTTTAGCGCAATATCCTTCGACAATGTCGTGGGTGATGGTGCTGCAGGTCTTGAAACAATTCCAGAGCCTCAAGAAGTTGAGGTGACAGATGAAGCTCCTGTTAGTGATGAGCTTGACAGCGATGTTGAGGACATTAGAGAAGAGGAGTCTATAGGAGATGAAGACTATGAGGACGGCGTCGATGAAGACTATGGTGATGAACCCGACGAAGACCTTACAGTTGAAGACTCTGACGATGGAGAGGACGAAGTCCTTGAAGAGTCCGTAGCACTAGAGATAGCTGATACACTGGGCTTTGAAGTAGAGAACACCTACGCTGATACCGTAGAAGGCTTGACAGAGTTCGTTAGAGATATATCTCAAGAAGTAGCTGAAGACCAAATAGAGGACCTGTTTCAACAGTATCCAATGGTACAACAGCATCTGGATTACGTCCTTGCAGGAGGTGACTCAGAAAAGTTCTTTGAAGCATATAATCCAAGCTTGGATTACAACAACTTCCAGCTCAATGAGAGTGACACAGGAGTTCAAGCGGCAGTGCTGTCACAGTACTTCCAGGCCAAAGGTCATGAACAAGAGTTCATTCAAGAGATGATTGAAGATTACCACGATAGTGGTAAGCTTTACGCTAAAGCAGAAGCAGCACGTCAGGCACTTGGGCAAGCTCAAGAGCAACAAAGACAGTCACTGCTGGAAGAACAGCAACAAGAACATGCTCAAGCAGAGGCAGAGCAAGAGGAGTTTTGGGGAGGTGTAGCAGATATTATAGAAGGTGGTAACGAGTTTGCTGGTATACGTATACCTGATGCAGACAAAGCTAGTTTCTTTGACTATATCTCTGAACCTATAGATGAGTATGGAAGAACGCAGCGTGATGTTGATTACGCTGACGCAGATATGAATATAAAGCTAGCAATAGACTACCTGATGTTTGGTGGTTTTCAGCTAGAAGATATAATAGATACTAAGGCCAGAACAAAGAGTGTTCAAGGACTTAAAGACCGCATTGTTAGAAACGAGGGGCAAGTAAAGAACGCTAGACGTGCCCAACGTTCTAGACCTAAAGCATTTGATCCAGATCAGCTGGACATAAACGCGCTTTTTTAATTAAGCAAATTAACTTTTATAAATATAAACAATCATGGCATTGACTAACGTACTGAAGACGTACTACAATGATTCGCAGATGACTGACACCAATTCGTTGGTCAATGCGTTGTTGGAGAAGCCAGAGGAGCTTTCTCCTATCATCACGCACCTTGCAGGTCGTGAAGAGAAAAAATTCCCATTGTCCTTTATGACAGAGGGTGTCGGTAACACTAAATCTATCGACCGTTTTGAATATGAATACAGAGTGAAGACTCACGAGGTGAACGTTCGCCCAGTGGTTTCTGCAAATGGAACTGGTGCTGGTGGAGCAACCTTTACCATTGTTTTCCCAGACCGCTGGTTTGTGTTCCCATACACGCTTGTTTCTGAAAGTGGTGTTCTTGCACGTATTATGGAAGAACCTCGTCAGGTGTCTGGTGGGTATGAGTACATAATGAAGCTTGTATCTCCGGATGCTGCAGCTCTTTCTGCTACAGATACTAGTGGAGATCTTTCTCCAGGTTCAATGTGGGGCATGCTGTTCGCAAACGTTGGAATCGACTTCTCTCGTGGAAACGCTTCCAACTGGAGTGCACCCGGCTTGGTGAGATCTAAGATCGGTACTGTTCGTAAATCTTACCAGTTCTCTGGTAACGCTAAGGACTACGTTGCTGAGTTTGAGCTCCCATTGAAGGAAGGTTCTAGCACTCGTTTGTGGATGGACTATGAAGAGTATCGCCACATGTTGAAGTTTAAGGAAGAGTGTGAGATGTACTACTGGTACGGCCAGAAGACTCATGACTCTACCGGAAAGACTCAGATGGTGGACGAAAATGGACAGCCAGTTGTTTCTGGTCCTGGTCTCTTTGAGCAGATCATTAACAAAGACACGTACTCTACTTTGACTCAGAAGAAGATTGAGGACGTGATTGGTGACTTGTTCTACGGAATGACTGACGCTACTGATAAGCAGGTGACATTGTTCACTGGTATTGGTGGTGCACGTGAGTTCGACAAGGCTCTTCGTAACTACTACGCTAATGGTATTAGCAGTGCTGCCGGCCCATCATCTAGTAATAACTCTTACCTCAGAACTACTGAGTCTAAGTTTATCACAGGTAGCGGTCGTAGCCTTGGTATCACTGGTTACTTCACTTCGTATGATCACGTCGATGGTCACACAGTGAACGTGGTCAAGGTTCCATTGTTCGATCATGGTCCTGTTGCTCAGGCTTCTCGTAAGCACCCTGATACTGGATTGCCACTCGAGTCGTACAGAATGACGTTCGTCGATCAGTCTACGTATGACGGAGAGAACAACCTCCAGATGATCAATAAGAAGGGTCGTGAGATGTTGCGTTGGGCTGTTGCTGGTTCTGTTGTGCCTAAGGGCTTCACAGGATCTGACACTCGCGCAAGTGATATAGACGGTGCTTCTGTGCACATGTTGAAGACAGCTGGTATCCTGCTCCGCAGATTCGATACTTCGCTTGATTTGCAGTGCACTGCATCGTAATTTGTGTTTGGTTTGCATAGGGGGGATTGGTCAAACTTTCCCCCCGTTTGCAGCCAACTTTCAAACCAAACATTAAGTTATTCTTTCTCTTTAAAAGAACGACTTAGTTATTCTTTCTAAACTATAAAAGAACATGAACAGAAAAATTTACATACGCCGTAAGGAGACACACAGTTATCTCCCAAAGGAAGTGAGACTAGGAGCTCGCGTTGCAATTGGTTCTATATTCGTAGGACGTCAACCACTCAAAGGAGTGGAAGGAGAAGAGGCAAAAAAATACCTCCCAGGTATAATAGGTCTACCAGCTGAACACCCAGATTTCCCTGCAAGAGAAAAAGATTACTGGGCTAGTATGAGAGTTAAGATCCCATTTGAGGGTAAGGAACTCGACATTAGTACTCATGAGAATGGAGATCCCATTAACGTAGAAGACTATGTTACATACAAGTGGTGCTCTAAGCATAGGCAAGTAGCTGAAACTAAGGAGGAGATGGATGCTATCTCTGGTAAGAAGTTCTACATATATGATCCTAAAAAGGATCTGCTGAAGAGGAACAAAAGAGTTCAGATATCTAAAGATGCTGATAAAGAGTTTATCAAAGCATCTGCAGATGTAGCTAGAATGAGAAGATTGTTGAGAGTGTTGAGTGACTCTGACCCAGATAAGCTCTCCTCTCTAGAAGTAGAGAATAATTTGTATGATATCAAAACAAAGAATCCTGCTAAATTCTTCAAGGCAGCCATAGATAAAGACCTTGATCTTAAGGATGAAATCGCTGAAATGATACAGAGAGACATAATCCGCAAGATTGGGAACCAACATATTCACGGAGATGAAACTCTCGGTGAAGATTTGACAGATACGATAGTGTATTTTAAGAATAAGAAGAACTCTGGTGCAGTAAACGCACTTAGAGCAAAACTGAAAGAAGTCAAGTGACAATAGAAGATATGCATATAGCAGTCAACCTGGGGGTCCAAAAGATTGGGTCTTTCCAGGTTGACAATATCTTACCTGAAGAGATCGACCATGAGCTTAATCTAGCTCAGCGTCGTTTCATTAAGCAGAGGTATTCCGGTACGTCTAATCAAAAGGGAACAGGGTTTGAACAGTCTCAAAAGAGAATAGATGACCTTAGAACTCTACTTGAAGACTTTACCGCATATGAGACTTTCTACATAGGTCCTATGTATAACTCTGCATCTAGGGGAATAATATTTGTAGACAGGGTTAAGCTTCCCATAGACTATATGCATCTAGTTAATATACGTTCTAAGGTATATCACAATTGCTTTGGTCCTGTAAGCACACTTACTTCACAATTCTTTGACCATTACCTTAGAATACCTGTGAGCACTAGAATAGATGGGCATCTTCTCAAAACCATATCGGTACCAGCTGAGGGGGGAGCTTTACTATTACCTGTAAAGTCTAACCCTAATGGGCTTACAATAGATGATATAAGAGAGGATTCGTACGCACACGATATTGAACCTAGTCTATCGCCTAATGATACGTTTAGTGATTTGTCTAGTGCTAAAAGGTCAGCAGACTCTCCGCATGCAGATGCCAATGAGATATTCTTTAAAAGAAGCACCGGTGTTAACGGTGATACGATGTTTTATAGAACAGTAGGAGATGCCAAGATGAACGGTTCTTATGCTGTACTAACTTATGAAGATGCAGCTGGTAATAAGTTTAGTCGTTCTGTGCTACAGCCGCCTACAGTCTTAACTACACAAAAAAGAAAGTTTGCACCTCAGGCTGTATCAGCTCCAGGGCTAATCATTAAACAGACCCTTTGTAAGTACGTTCAACATGATGATATTTATAAAGTATTAGATGATCCTTTTTCTTCAACAAAACCATCGGCTCCCCTGTACACAATGCAGGAAAATTTTGTAGATTTGTATTCGGACCCATCCTTCATACCGGATACAGTTGTAATAAAGTATTTAAGGAGACCAGCCCTAATGCGTTTAGCAACAGGCACTGGCTCTGAGCTGCCCGAACACACACACGATGAGATCGTAGAGATGGCAGTAAAAAGCATCTTGGAGGCTATACAGTCTCCTAGATATCAATCACAATCTGGGGAGGTCCTAGAGAGTGAATAAATTTTGTTTTATCATGAAATAATTTAATCATGAATCAAGTTTTTGTTTCGAATCACATGGCCGGGATACAGGCCAACGCCGATCACTCCCTTTGGAGTTCTTTGGTGCATACAACTGGGGCCGCTGATGGCCACGCTGCTTGCATGGTAGGTATCTGGGACCCATACGGTCAAAGGTATCTTGATGGTACTACTGCTGCGTTGGGACTTATATCTCCACTGAATGTTGCTGCAATTACAGCAAATGAGGGTACAGATGCTAGTAATGAGACTATTATATTTGGCACTTCTCAGCAGGGCACCATTATCAAGGACGGTACAAACATTGCAGCTGGACAAGAAGTTGTAAATGTTCAACCTAGTAGCCCTTCTTTCTTGAACAGAGCGTTCCAGATTGTTCAGGCTATGCCTACGGGTAATGCTATTGCTTCACCTATCATTCATACTAACCAGCTCACGAGATTGAAGTGGGACGTTAATGTTGCACCGACTAAGCATAAGTTGGAAATTGCTACTGATACTGGCTTTGACCCAATTGTAGCAACTGATGAGATAACGCTCGTATTGAACGTTCGTTTCCCACATGACGCTGCATACTACGAAGCTCAGATCAACCCAAGCGGTTCTGTAACTTCTGTTACTCCTGCTTTGTCTGCTGCTTTTGACAATACTAAGCGTATTTATAAAGTAACCGCAATTGCTACTGATGCCACTGCAGCAACTCAGTCT